AATTCATGTGGATGTTCTTGCACAGGAGTTGAAGCAATTTTTTTAAATTCAATTGTTTCATATTTTGTCATGTAGTTTTTAAGATTTGTTTCAAAATTTTCTGGTAATTCGCCAGCAACTTTAATGCGGGCCATGTAAGTTTTAACTGCTTCTGCAAGATATTCTTTGAATGTTTTCATAGTGTATTATTTAGTTTTGTTCTTAGATGCGAGTATCTGTTTTATAAGTTCATTGCGATCTGCAACCACAGTGCCTGTGCCGGTCACTGCTTCATCATCTCCTGAATTTTGATCCAGTTTCATTTTTTTAAGCTGTAATTCAATCATTTTAAGTTTTTTATCAACCTTTAAATTTTTGGCATTTATAGCATTGCCCATCATAGAAGATGCTACCTCCATTATTCTACCCGCTAGTCTAGGCTCTATGTTCATGCCTAAGTCCATGAGATCTTGATACGCTTTGAAGGATTCTTCCGCATATGAGTCTATTTCTTTGTCATCTTGCAGTCCATCCACTTGTGGCAAAGCTGCGTCGATCTTGTCTAGGCCAAGTTTTTGTTGTATCATTTCGTTGGCTTGCTTATCATCCTTTGAGTCTTGTTCAAGTTCAATCTTATCTTTCATTGATTCTACAGTGTCTTCAGTTGCATCTAAGTTGAAAAGATCTTCTAATTTTTTGGTCATTTTGATTTGCCTGGTCTTCCAGTCCTGCGATCGAATCTGCCTTTGCGTTTGGCAACATGCTTCTTCTTGCGAGCCTGTCTTCTGTTTTTTGTTACTTCTTGTGCTTCCAATATTTCTAGTTTTTGCAAGCGTGTAAGTTGTATGTATTCCACTGGCATAATCTTATTTAAAGATATCGCTCTCAGTGATCACCCTAAACCGAATACCTTTTCCTTTGGCCCATTTGTTGGCAGCTTCCCATTTGGCTCGATTTACAATGTATGCGGCTTGATTTTGTTTATTTTTGCCTACACTTTCTAGTTTGGCTTGATTGTTTGGTTTAACTTCAATTAATTCACCTTGTCTTTTGCCTGTCTTGTCTTGATACACAACAAAAAAATCAGGCACATATATGGTGTTTTTACCATTCAAAGGGTTACGGTATGGAATTTGTATTGATTCAGATGCCCATTGCATGACTCCTGGATTGTTGTCGCAGAATCGCATAAATGCAAACTCCCAAGAAGATCTATATTTTGGTGTTTTTTTACCAACATATTTGTTTGTATTTTTTGGTTGGAACAATCCTTGGGACCAACGGTTCATTTATGCCTTTATGTTTCTTGTGACATGACTCTGTGTGGTTCTATCATTTTTAAAACCTAACACTGAAGTTTTATATCTGTATGCATTCAATATTTCTGCTACTAGTTGGGAAAGTTCAAGATCAGTTGATCCTTGCAATGTGTCTATTACATCAAAAACATTGGCTCCGTCAACTTTGGCTTGTTTCATTAACACATAAGCAATTGACTTACTGGACTCAACGGCGTAACCTCTATTACTAAAAAATGCCTGCACAGCATCATATTGTGCTCCATTAAGTTCTGTGCGATCTCTTTCTATTCCGCTTAAAAACTGGACCAATGATTCAGTGTTAGAACTTCCAACACCTAAATTGCTGACAGGGGTCCTGGTTGCGGAAGAGCTATTGCCAAGTTGCCCATTGCTGTTGTTTGCACTGTATTCAGCCATTAGTATGTGTAACCTTTTGCTCCTGTCAAGGTATTTGCTGAAAGTCCCTTGTCAGAACCGGAATTGTTGAGGTTGACTGTGGCCACTGTCTGTTCAGCTAGCGGAGCTTCTACAAATTTTTGGTATTCATTTCTATTCACTTGATACTTCAGTTGCTCACTGTTGATAAGCACTCCTATTATATTGCCAGCATTATTTAGATATGAATTTTGTTCGGATTCAGTCAACTGACTCCATTCAGTGTCTACATCATTAACGTCTAAGTTCGAATCAATTCTAAAACTTGTAAATTTTGCAAATTTTTGTTTTGCATCAAAATTATTTTCGAGATAAATTTTTGCTTGTGTTGAATTCAGCAATATGTTTTCATCAGACACAATGGTTTGGCCAACTGCTTTGACAGTTTGTTTGTCGTTTGCTCTTTTTTGTTTTAAATTTTTTGGAAAAGATACACCAGGCTTAGAGGTAGCGCCAATGTTGTTTGTGCCTGCTTTTATGGCGTCTTTGGCTATGCCTATGATTTCCTCGTTAAGTCCTCTTGTTGCTCTGCCTGATTTTATTTTTTCATATGTGTTAAGTGCTGACAAGCCAGCTCCGAATATGTTGCCTGATCCTAACAGACTTGCTGTTTTTGTTATACCGCCAAGCACACCAAATACACTATCCCCTCCTGTTGAATTTGGAGATGGAGTTTTATCATAATGAAACTGTGCAAAGCCTGCCGGATCAACACCTATCTCACCATTACGCATCAACACGCCTGAATAGGAGATAGAAAATGCATGTTCGTTTACTCCTGCACCATCTCCCTGGTCCATTGATCCATTTGCCCAATCGTTAACAATTGGATTCATCATTTTATATTCTGTAAACAGTCCTCTGCTTAATTGGAAAATAGAAATAGAAGTAAAAAACTTTTCTTTGTTGCCTGTGTCAAGACCAAATCTTTTCATTCCGCCAATATCATTGTAACCGGCTTTGTATGCTCTTTCAGATTGATTAGTGTCTACAATATAATGTTGATAATATGACTTCCAAAATGCCGTTGCAACGTCGCCCATGTCATCATGCAACACAATAGACACTGGCTGATATTGTATGCCTGTTTGCACATAAGTTTTGAAGTTGTATTTGTTTTTTTGTTCAACATTGAAATTGTATGAAGGCAAGTCACAGCGTTTTACAATCATGCCAAGTTCAAGTTGTTCTGTTTGATTAATGGATTTGCCCACTGCTAATGGATTGATATCAAACACCACATGATATAAAAACCTATTTTTTGGTGCTAGTCTGAATGTTTGGTCTGTATACAATCTGGCGGCATGCTGATAATCTTTCATAGTGTCTCCACCAATCAATTGTTTTAAAAAGTTATTACGCCAGACCATTTGTAATATTTATGGTGATAAAATTGAGGGGGTTAGTCATGTATGTGGCATTTGGTGCCACCAAACTGTTTGCACACTTTGTGGAAGTCTTTGTCCTGCGTCTTTTCAACATGATGTGCAAGTTCATGCACAATGATGCCCATGTGTATGGTTTGTGTGTCATCATAATGAATATGGCCTTGACCATCTGAATAGTAATAGTATGCTGGTGTCCATTCATCTTCCATGCTTACAATTTTAGCATTAGGACAATCATCAATGCCCATAACCATGCACATCGTGATTTGACAAAGTAATATTGTCTCAAATATCATAGCATTAGACCATCTATAATATTTATAGTCATAAAAAAAGCGCCTATAACAGACGCTTTTTTAAGTAATTGAAAAAAAAATTAAATACCGCCGCCAGTAGCCGCTGTTGAAATTGTTCTTGCAACTGCTGTGCCTATGCCTGTGCCTCTAGGTGTTTGGATTGCATTGTCATATCTAATAGACATTGTAATCTGAACAGGCTCTGATGTTGCATAAGCAAGTGTGCCATACTGCACGTTGTCAAGATAACAACCATATAGTTCATAGGTTTCTAACACAGTAGGAGTGTTAGCACCATTACCACCATCAAGCATTTCAATTCTACCTGTAAATTTGTAGTCTTGTCCTGATGCGGCAGATGATTGTTCAAAAAAGTCAAATTGTTTTTGTAGTTGCTCACCTGTTAGTTTTGTAACTTCGTTGTTAACATCGTCTCTAACATTAAGTGTGATAGGATCCCATGTGTGTTTTCCTGCCATATACACTCTTGAGTTGTAAGCATCTAATGTGATTTGATCAAATGTTAAGTTTGGACGAGTCACGTCAACAACTTGTTTGGTGAGTTCTGATCTAGGAGTTGATATACCAAAGTTTTCAAGTATGATTCTAAATCTATACTGTAATTTAGGCATCAATAAGCCTTGTGAGGCTGATGATTGATCACTTGCTAGTGGTACTGTAAATTTTGATAGTGTTGATACTGCCATTTTATTTTTCTCCTAGTAATGTTATTTACTACTTGTTTCTCCTTTTTTCAACTTGTACCTTTAAAGGCCTGAAGCTGCTATTTCTCCGGTGTTCTTTAATCTGATTGGAATAAAGATAAACTCAACTGCTTTGACTGGCTCAATTGCCACATCAACATACAGTTCGCTTCTGTCTATTCTTGCCGCTGTGTTGTTGGTTTCATCACAAACAACAGCAAAGTCAAACAGTGCTCTTTGAGCTGTAAGTTCTAACAAGAATGATTCAATTGCTTGTCTTATTTCATTTCTTGTAAGTGCATCGTTTGGCTCAAAGATAAACGGTCTTGCTATTTTATCTAATTGTAATCTAGTAAACGCAACAAGTCTTGCAACATTGATTCTGTCTAGTGCAGAAGCAGTAAGTTGTCTTGTCTTTTGTCCAAATGCAACTAGTCCTGCACCTGTAACAAATGAAATTGGGTTGATGTTTACTGAGTATAATGCATCTCTAAGACCTTCTGCTACTGCTGTGGTTTCGAACTCACCTTCAGAGTTGACAAAACCAACTGATGAAGCATTGTCTATAGCACCACGTCTTACACCTGCTGGTGCAAACCATGGAAATGCCACTTGGTCATTAAATGCAATTGTTCTTAACATCATGTGTGATGCTGGAACAACAACTGATTCGCCTGCTAGGTCTGTTGTAAATCCTGATGGATAATACACACCTGTGAATCCGTTGGTTGTAAGCAATCCATCTTCGCCATTGTCGGCAGCTCCTGCTGTGTTGTTAGCATAGTTTGTGACTGCTGTTGAGTTTGGTTCTAATCTGAATGGAGTGTCACCAATAACAAATGCAGTTTCTTTTCTGTCTGCGTTCAATGTTTCTAAGTTTGTGATCAGTTCTGGATAACCAGGACATGCAAGTAAGTTGAACTCTCTCTGCTCTTCTCTTAGTGCTGTGCTTGATTCCACAGTTGATTTCATTGCTTCAACAATAACGTTTCTCTGTGCTTTTCTTCCCATGAAAGGTGAACCATCTGTTTTTAAGCCAGATGCATTTACCCAAGCATCCTTTTCAGTTGGCAGTGTCGCATACACAGTTGTTGATGCCT